TCGACGGCATGGGCGGGATGCTGCGCGAGCAGATCAGCCGCATTAAGGCGCGCGACATCGTGGTGTCGATCAGCTTCTCGCCGTACGCGGAAGAGACGGTGATGGTCAGCGAAACCGCCGCCAGCGTTGGCGCGCGGCAGATTGTGATTACGGACAGCCAGATCAGCCCGCTGGCGACGTTCAGCGATCTCTGCTTTGTGGTGAAAGAGGCGCAGGTGGATGCGTTTCGCTCCCAGTCGGCGACGCTGTGCCTGGTGCAGTCGCTGGTGGTGGCGCTGGCGTATAGGTTGGGAGAGGGGAAGTAAGGCAATAAAAAACCCCCTGCACAGGCAGAGGGTTTGGTTGTTAATTCAGCGGGAAATTATTCCCACTCAATTATTTACGGCAAGCATAACCAATTGACTGATAACAACTTTCCGCAACCTGATTTTCACCGTACCGTTTTATATACCGTCACCGGAAATCAGTACCATGAAAAATGCCATGTCACCGGGTCAGTGAATCGTACTGCGTTTCACAGACTCGTCCGGCTTCGGCGGCCCGGTCAGCGTACTCTGCCAGCTGTCGGTTTCGCTCGAGAGATTTGCTGAGCACGTCGGCAAGCAAAACTCCGGTGTCTGCGGCTGACGCCCCAGAGCCGACAGTGGCGTTATACTGCCTGAGCTGCTCACGGATGGCAACGAGCTGTTGCTGCAACCGGCCAGCGCGAGCGGCAGCATCAAGAGCATCATTGCGCGCCTGGTCGATCCTCTGCTGCGCTTCACGTTCATTGGTAGCTTTCTCCTGTTCGTCATGCTGACGAGCTTTCTCATCTTCGGCTTTGCGGTCTGCCTGAGCCTGCGCGTATCCGGCGTCGTACTGGCGGCTGCCGTGCACATTCCAGGCAACCACTCCACCGATGACCAGAGCAGCAAGCATCAACACGATAAGCAGCTGTTTCCAGTACGCTTTCACGAATGCCCAGATCATACCGACAGCACCTTACTGGCTGTGATGTACCGCGCGCGCCGGTCGTCGATACCGTTCTGGCCGCCATTAATGATCTGCGTGACGCGCACCAGGTCACCGGTGTACTTCATGCAGCCTTTGGTAGCAAAGAACCACGCCGCGCTGCGGGCCGCGTATTCGTCCTGCGCCAGCAGCTCCGGCTGGCTAACCAGCTCAATTTTGAGCCCGTTGCCGCAGTCGCGGTAATTGCTCAGGCCAGTGATCTGGATAAGCCCGCGCCCGCGGTAGAACCATCCATCGGTTGGGCCATTGTTCCCCATGCGCTTGCTGTATACCAGGTTGGCGATCGCACGCTGGCGCTCGAGCGGTAACGATGGTTCACCAGCACGGCGGCCCAGTGCGTTGGCCTGGCCCTGAGTGAGGCGCCCGGCGCGGACGAATCCTGCGAGCCCGGAAACACTGTAGTTGAAGTTTTCCTGCAGCCGGGTGAACCCTGTCGACTCATGACCAACCTGCGCGATGAACATCGCCTGGTGCTGCGGTTGCTCAATGCCAAACTCTTTCATGGCTGCGGTGATATGCAGATACCAGCGCGTGGCCAACAGGTCGCTGATACCCGCTGCACGCTGAAATTGCTTAATGTCCATGCTGGGACCTCGTTATCTTGAAAATTTGCACCACGTTCCCTTTTGTCTTGATGAGCGCAGCAAGGAACACGGCTTTGATGATGACTTCTGACCAGTCGGCGCTGACGTAGTATCCGTAGAAGGTGCGGATAGGAACGCTGGCAGCCACGACAATCAGGATGTAGGCGAGCCATCCACCCCACCAGCGATGGCGTGACCCGTCACGACGGAATAGCAGGACTCGGATTGCAATGCCGCCGCAGATAGCGGCGTTAAGGATGAGAAGCAGATCAGGACTGGTCATCGTCTTTTCTCCCCGGGATCAGGTCGCGCGGATTTTCAGAACGGTGATACAGCCAGATGCCAATGCGAACAGCGACGATTGCCGACACGAATGCCCCGGCGGAATACACAATGCCCTTCTCGAAGGAGTCCTGCGTAATCGTCGGTATCAGGCTGGCAAAGCCAATCAGAATGGAAGCTGTCGCTTTATAGAAGAGAACACCGCAGAGGAAGCTGAGGAGAGCCAGAAGAAGCCGACGCTTAATCGGATACTCAACTGCTGAGGTAACAAAAATTACCGCACCAGCCAGCGCTCCTAAAGCCACCTCAGGAGGAACCCCGGCGACAACAGAAGCCAGCGCACCAAGGCTAAGCCCCTGATTGAGCGACTCCGTTGTCAGCGTGGTTGCCATAGTGACCACCGTTTATTGTGCATAAAGAACCCCCTTAGTTGGTGAGTTCATCATACACAATAAACCATATATGGATAGATATTACCTTAGGAAAATGCCTGGACTATACAAAGGTAAACAATGTTGATTGTTGTTGAATAGTCGTTCCTACTGGGCATTCTATTGCTACATTAAATTGCTGGCCTTTCTGAAGGTATACATAGACGGTTCCCGAACAAACATAAATTGATCCAGTTTGTGAGGAGCTAAATTTTGAATGAGGAGAGCCATTCGCAACTAACGTTGAAGTAAATGACGCGGTCGCAGTTACTTTGAAAGAAATGCAATGAATACCAGTTGATTGTGCAACTGAAATTCCAGTAGTTGCATCCAGAATAGCAGCCCCAGAACTACTACCAATCTGATTAAACTTCACAACGGATGGGTTTGAAGGGTTTGAATAATCAGCAGAAACAAAGCCGTATGTTGAATTTGTTCCAGGAAGGTTAGCTTTGAATGCACCAGCGCCTTGCGTACAGTTAGTGAATACAATGAATCCGGAAGTTCCATCAGTACTTGATACAAGGTAGTTCCGAGTTCCATAGAAAGAGCAACCGATAAACTGATTTATTGATGACAACCCGTCAGCTTGTATGTTTGCCATAATTTGACAACCAGAGAAAATCACGCCTTTGCATCCTGCAAATTGAATCATCCCAGAGTATGGGTCTGATCCAGCATCGTCGAATATATTACATCCAGAAAACATAAACCCCTGCTGCAAGCCATCAATGAGGATGTTTTTGCCAGAGTTATGGTTGAAAGAGCATCCGCTAGCATTGCCGTGCCCTCCATTGTCAGAAGATTTAAGATAAAGGCCATAAAGAGAGTTAGTTGAAAATGAACTCGCTGAAATGTAAATATTACCAGCCTCAATATGACAACCTGCGAAGTTGTTTTTATAACCAAAGCAAGATGTCACACTGATATATTCAGATGGGAAATAACCAACAAATTTAATCCCATTGTAACAATAACTTACATTGCACTCAGTAATTGTTGAATATGAAACAACTTCACCAGAACTTGAAGCAGAAGAAGATGCAACAACAATCCCGCAGTCACCAAAACCACGAATATCAAGGTTAGATATCTTAAATCTTGAGCATTTGTTTATGCCAATTCCAAAATTATCAGCCTGAACAACTGAAGGAGGACTTGAAGGGTATGATAGAGATGTGTAAATTCGTCCATTAAACACACTGAAATTATTAATATTTTCAGCATAAAAACATGACCCACTACCATTCTTTAAAATGGTACAGCCTGAAAGATCAATGTGTACATTTGACTTGAGTTGTACAAATCCATTTATTCTATATATGCACCCTGATTTTAATTTAATCTCCCCACCGCTTATTCCTGCCTTATTAACAGCGAGTTGAAAGGCGGCAGTATCATCACTCACCCCATCACCAACAGCCCCAAAATCAGTAACATTTAGCACATCCCTCATTTTGTCCTGAAAGGTTCTATATACTGCCCCAGCTCCTGATTGTATAAACCATCCATAGCCACCAACCACGCCAGCTAGTGCTTTATCAACGTAATCACGCATCGTTCTTTTGTTTACAGCGTCCTGGTCAAGGACAGGGTCTTTCACGTTTCTAATATAGTTATTTAGCGCATCATACCAGTTAGCGATACTTGATGGCTTGCGCAGAGCCAGGTGGAACATGCTGCCAACCTGCTGGATCAGCATCGTCAGTTTATCGAATGCGTCTTCATGAACCTCAGCAAAGAACTTACCCTGATTGCGTAGATCAGTTTCCTGTGTCGGCTCCAGTTCACGGGCAATGGAGATTTGCCAACCGTTCGCCAGCGGCGAGGTTAGAACAACACTTCCGCCGTTAAAGCCACCTGCGTTTGTAACGGTGTAATCAGTGTCCAGCACCAGCACCGTGATGTTTTCGCTTAGATCGATAACTGAAACAGTCAGATCTGTCTTCTTAAAAATACGGAAAGTGTACGGGAATGATGTCGTAACACCGTTACCGGTGTAATCGTTATGGTCAACTACGGTTGATACCGTCATGGCCTGTCTCCAGTAAAGCAGCGCCCGGCGCGCGTGCATCATCTGGACAGTTTATTACCTGACAACCCTTATATGAATTGAATGAATAACAATCAGGAAAGTTATTACCTTTTGGGTAAACAACAAATCATGCTGGATAGTCCCCAGGACTTTTGCTACTGTACATTCATACAGTAATTGCATGGAGAATATGAGATGCAACGTCAGTATCATCACCCGCTGGAAAAAGGATTTGCCGAACGCATACACACGCCGGGAGGCGTCCGCTCCCTTGTTGAAGAATCTCACCTGATGACGTTGCTGCGACAACTTAATGAGGACGGATTTAACGTTGATGGCCCGATGGCAGAGCTGACAGCCCTGGTGAATTACGTCACCAGCTCGCAGATGTCAATGAAGGATCTGCAGATGCATCTCGATTACTGCGCAGAGCAACTGAAGAAACAAACCAGATAGGGTTTGTAATTACCTAAATTCCATGCAATCATTACCTTTACGGTAAATTTACATTGCATAAATCTTGTGCCATAGTAATCAGGCACTGGCAAAATCCAGTGCCGGGATTGGCGTCCCGGATAACTACAAAGGCGCATATGCCGCGCGAGCGGTTTTTTTATGCGTGCTACATAGCAAACCAGTTTCTATGGTGGGCTGTGTGGGGGCACCGAAAGGTGCGCCGGGTCCTTTGTAGCCGGTTACGCCAACCCTGCACAGTTCACCACCATCCCGATTGGCGTCGGAAGTGGTGATTATCCTGACTACAAAGGTGATCGCTATGACAGCTCAAAAAAAACCTACCCCAGACGCAGTATTCAAATTCGAGTCCGCTACCCCTGTCCGTATGTTCAACATCGACGGCAATCCGTGGTTTGCGGCTTCCGACGTTTGCAAAGCTCTTGGACTCACCAACTCACGCATGTCACTGAAGGCGTTAGATGATGACGAGAAGGGAGTAAGTTCAACTTACACCGTTAAAGGCGCACAGAATGTAAGCGTCATCAACGAGTCCGGTCTCTACACACTGATCCTCCGCTGCCGTGACGCGGTTACGCCTGGCACTATTCCCTACCGTTTCCGCAAATGGGTCACTGGCGAAGTGCTGCCACAGATCCGCCAGACCGGGCGCTACGTTCGAGAAGAGCTGTCTCCAGCAGATAAAGCAAAGAAGGTTGTCGACAGTTTTATGCCAGCGATTCTGGAAGCGATGAAGTCGGGAGAAAAGCAGGAATACAATGTTCCGCTTAAGCCAGGCTATCGCGAGCACATCCATTCTCCTGAAGGCGTTCTCGGCCTAGCTGAGCACTCACTGCTGATGAACCTGCTCAACCGCATGCAGGAAGACGGGCACGATGTTTCCGGCGCGGCGGCGGAGTTCACAACCATGGTGAGCTACATCGTCGGCGTCAGCAAATGCCTGAACGACATCCGCAGCCACGCGCAGTACATCACCAAAAACACAGCTGAGTTCTGATGTAGCTGGCACAAGGATGTGCCTTTGTTTAAAGGGCAATGCGGCTATAAAATAATTGGCTATCACGTATTAGTGATGTAATATTACCCCAAGGGTAAACAAAAAAGTTTTGATTTACCCTTGTTGAAGGTAGTTTCTAAATTATGAGGTGATGTCATGCGAAACGAAAGATTGCAGGTGCGTAGAGCGCAGGCTGCCGCAAGACGTTCTGTCAGAGAAGGCGTTGAGTACGTAAAAGTAACAATGACAAAAGAACATGCTATGCGTGTGTCTCGCGCTTTCCATGATTCTCGCAATGATAAGGGGAACTATGAGTTCGTCTGCGTCGCAGAATAATCAAAATCAAGTTGTTACATACAAGGGTCGAGTACTGCATACGCAGAATTTCTCGGCCCTTTGTGCATCTGATCCTGAATTGAAAAAAATTGCTGACGCATTTAAGCAGTTTTGGAAAACAGGTTACCACCCGGATATGGGGAAAGATGCGGCTTTTGCGCGGCCAAAAGAGATCCTCAACCTGCACGTAAGGCACACTCATTCCGACCTTAAAGATTACGTTCCAGAAGATAGCGCTAAAGATCACTCTGGAAAGAAATCTTCGTGGGATGCTTGGAAAAACATTGCATCTGTCAAGGTTAGGTATACCCACACTAGTGATAGCTTTTTAGTCTATTCGGTCAATCACAATCGTGATGCGCTTGTCATGTTTTTTGTGAATGCTGATGCCCATAACGAGACTGAAAAAGGTGAATTCACAGAGGCTGCAATCGCAGTTAGCTACGCCTTTTTTGAACAAACAAAAACTCAACCAATGCCACTGGAAGAAGACCTTTTCGATGAGAAATGGGAAGAATAAGCCCGCGTTGCGGGCTTTTTTGTTGGTGCGGCGGCCTTTGTGACATGTCACGCTATCCATGCCTGATCCATTGGATGATTTTCCCAATACCATATTCGTAAAAATATGACAGCAGAAAACCTAAAACAGAAACATAAAATCCTATAGATATTGGGTAGTTATACCAATACCAGTAATAGGTATCAAAGCCTACCGACCTGGTAAATGCCTCCCATGCATCCACGGAATCATGCATGAACCATTGTGACCAACCATAAAAAAACATCATAAGGCCGATGATCAAGATTACTAATCCAAGCCTTTTTAATGGTGTGTTAAGATTTCTCATTGCCCCACCGCTTTCCCTAAATCTGGCGCTCTACGCGGCGTTGTATCGCCGGGCTCCCACCAGCTCGTTGTGTTGAATTCACGCTGCGCTCTGTCACGTACCCTGTCGTTATACCCTGGGTTTGCCATCTCCTGAAGTTGCTGAAGGATCAGGTGATTTGTGATGGCCTTAGCATACCAGAGGTTTGCGAATGGGGTGATCATGCGAGCCGTCTTCAGAGCATCGGCACCGAATGATGTTTCTTCACCCTGCAGTGCCTTCTGTGGGTTCGTGATCAGCAGTTTGGTTAACTGCTCTGCGAAGCTGAGAACCGGCCCGCCGATGGTGGCCGCAATACTGGAGCCATATTGCGTATGGTCCTGGAAAAGGAAATCGCCGTAGATGCCGAATGATCCACCTTTCAGGAGCGCCTGCACCCATGTCGTTGGCTTTGACATATCCAGCGGATCATTTCCTGTCAGCAGGCTGTTCATCTGGTTAGCGAACATACCAGCCAGTGTCGTTCCTGCGATGTACGAAGCCAGAAACTTGAGAGCAGGAACTGTGTCCAGATCCTTAGAGCGGTTAACCAGTTGCCGGAACCCGGCGAAAGGAGTGGTTTTGAAGAGCATGAAGCTCTTGATCAGCTGCCCGGCATCATCGCGGGCGTAGGTGTCCAGCCCGGTGGCTGTCGTGACGGCGCTGGTCATTTCACCATGCGTGATACCCAGCAGTTTCTGAGCGGCCTCGGCGCGTGCATTGCGAACCATGCGCGTGATGGTCTGCTCTGTTTCAGCGTCGAACGCCTCTTTCATTTTCTTCAGGCGATCTGGTGGTATATCACCAAGCGCGGCCAGTGCTGCGTCACTACCGGCGCGCACCTGCGCAATACGGTCTGCCATGATGCCGGCTATCACGTCATCGGGCACGGCATAAATCGCATCAGGCGTCATACCCATATGTCCGGCGGTTGTCATAGGCCGGAGATCTGCCGCTGCCATGATGGCCCAGTCTTCATTACTCCAGCCTTTGTTAGCCAGGATGGTTTTATCTGATCCTTTCACGTCGTCCAGTGTTTTAAATTTGCGGGTCAGTTCGCCAATGTTTTTGTACATCAGCAGGCCAAACGATGCTTTGTTGGCGCGGTCCATGGCGATCAGACCTGACCACTTCAGCGTCTTTTCTGCAAACCAGCCTGTGATGCCTCGCGATAGGTCGAAGCCACCCATCTTCGAGACGACAGCAGCATGCGAATCCACCAGCAGACCGAGCTCTGCATTAGCTTTTTTCGCGTCACCGCTGAACAGGTTGCGAATGGTGTTGGCAGACAGGCGCATGCCGTCTCTGGTGAAGCCAAGCGCCTGGGCATTGGCGCGCATAATAGCCTGGTCGCTGGTTGCCGTCAGTACGCTGGTACCGAGCATCGCGCTGGTCATCAGGTTGCGCAGGCCGCCAACCGCAGAAGTGAACACGCTAGATGTGGCCGCGCCGTTAAGCCCGGCCATAGAGTTAAACATGCGCTCAACCATCTTGCGCTCGTCGTTCATCTTTCCAACTTCCTTCCCGCCGGTTACCGCACGCTGATATACGCGGTCCAGCACCAGGGAAAAGTTGCGGGCAGCGTCCGGGCCGAAAGCTTTGACGACGCCAAGATCGCGGGATGAAGACTGCAGGTGAGACATCATTACGCCCGCCACCGGCTGCTGAGTGTAGCGCTCCATGTAGGCAAAGTGCGACTGCGCATCCTTGAACGCCATCACCCTGCTCTGCGATCCACGGTTCTTAATCCCGCCGGTGCCCATGAATGCGCCCGGGTCTATTTTGTTCGCGCCGTCGGTGGCTTTCGTTTCAAAGATCGCTTCCAGCGCCTGGCGATACTCGATGTCATTCATCGGGCTGCCGTCCGGATTAACGTAGTTGCTGCGGTCCTGAGTGTTGTAAACGTCATCAACCCATGCCTGGCGGGCAAACTCAATCGGCGGCTGGCGGCCGGAAAGGCGCGCTTTAGCCTGCTCTGCCACCGGCAAAGATGCCAGCCACTCATCACGCCCGGCGTTGCGGATAAAGTCGGCATCATCAACATACGGCAGGTGCCAGTCGTCGCGCAGACCGATATCGAACCCGTTATCGTTCATTTCCTGGCGGGCCCGGCTGGTAACGTCATTCCAGACCTGCGCGATTTTCTTCGCCTGCGGGTTCCCGGTGTCCTCACCATAAAGCTCTTTCAGGATCTGGAACTGCGCGGATTTTGCCGCCTGCTGGTCAAAAAGACTGCGGAAACGCTGCTCGCCGAGCGCCTTGCTCTGCTCAAAGAATTTGCGGACATCATCACCGGCTTTGAGCAATTCAGCGCTGAGCTGGCGTGACCAGTCCTGATATGCTCCGGTAGCCAGTTCCTCGGCAGACGTCACGTTGATATCTGGATCCTTGCCGAAAACCTTCGTGCGCCTCCCTGCGAAGATAAACTGCTGCAAATTGGCTGGTGTTTGCTGCTCTGGCGGGATATTAGCATCGAGGGTATCTGTGACCCTGCTGATTGCTATCGCATTCTGAGCGACGCGCTGGCGCTTCTTATAGACGTCATGCACAACGCGCTGACGAACAAGATCGGCGGCCTCCATGTACGTCTGCGCATCAGGGATGCCCGTCTTGCCTTCCCTGGCATTTTTCTTATGCACCTGGCGCACTGCTTCTTTGATGCGGTCCTCAATACCTTTCAGCTCGTCAGCCTTAGGCTGTCGGCCAAGTGTCTGCGCAATGGCTTCAACACATGCCTGTTTCATTATGGGTTCCTCAGGAAGCACGCGGCGGCGACGGAATACACTTTCGATTCGTTCTGTACGGTCTGGATTTGTTCATCAAATTCAGCCAGAACGTCGGATAGTTTCGCCGGCTGACCGGTGTCTGGGTGCGTAATTGTCAGATCCGGATTGGTGGTCGCCATATCACGCGCCGCCATCAGGTCGTAACTGTTGGATGAAATCGCCTGGCCAGTATCTGGATCTACACTGACCTGCCCGCCAGTTTCGTCTGCTGCCGTGAATGCGCTTTCGGCGCGCGGCGCCGGTGGCTCCCCGGCCAGATCTGACGGCGTTTCATACCTGACACCATTCTCTTCGAAAACCTGCTGCATTGCATGGTACTGCTCGTTTGCTGATTCCAGCATGCCGGGCCGCGCCGGACCATCAAGACCGCGCGCCATCATTCCGACGTTAACGGGCTGACCGTCATTCAGTTGCCGGTACGCTTCATCCATGGCTGCCACATGGCTGTTAATACTCTCGTTGCTGGCGTGCAGAACTGGAGCAGATTCCAGATCGTAATAGAGCCCCTCATTCAGCGTGTGGGCTGCATCAATGTCGCTCGGCTTAATAGCAGGGATGTCTGGCGCCGCGACAGGCTCTGATGCCGGTGCCTGAACATCAGATCGCGCCGGTGCGCCAGGTGCATCAGTCACTGGTGCTGATTCTGTTAAAGTGGATGGTTCTGCGGTTGCGTCAGGAACACTCTGCACTTCTGCCGCCGGGATCGGTGCTTCTGCATCTGGCGGTGGCGGCACGTCAGCATTTCGCGCGGCAAGGTGATGGGCACCACCAAAGGCGCCGCCAAGCACCGCATCGACCAGCATCGCCTGACCGTCGAATACCCGGTACTGCTTAGCCATCTCGGTGTAACCTTTTTCCTCCAGCGTTTCGCCGACGGAGTAACGGTTAAGGCCGCCGAACCCGGTGTTGATTGCGACGCCAGATGCAATGCGCGTTGCCAGTGTTGTACCGACGGCAGCAGGTAAAGCCATGCCAGCCGCGTTGAAAAGGCTCTGCTGCGTTGCCAGATTACGCGCCGTCGACTCGTCAACACCCTTTCCCTTGAAATCCTGATAGGACTGCTCATACGTAGAGCTGAATGCAGTAGCGGCGCCAACGGTCGGGCCGCCGACAATGGTCGCACCGATGGCCGGCACAAACTGGCCCAGACCGTAAAGCACCTCAGCAGCAGTGCCCTGGCTACCTGCATCAGGCTTCACGTATCCGCGTGCTTCCTGCAGCTGTTTGCCGATCGTGTCGTAGGTGTCATTCAGCGTTTTATCAGCATCGGGAAACATCACGCGGAAGATATTGACCGTCGGCGCAACGTCGGCGGTGAATGCCGGATCGCTGATCAGGCGCTTACTGAATCCGACGGCAGATTGCGCGAGCCCGATCGTGCCTTCAGCCACGCCGCGCACCGGCGCAGCGATTGAGCCCTGAAAGAATGTCGGCTCATAGTCTTCTGGTCGTGCAGGGTTGGCTGCTGTTTTATCGTCGGTCCACGCCTGGCCTTCCGGAGCCAGAGAAAATACATCAGACATTATTCGACCCTCACGACGATAGCTTCATTGGTTTTCGGATCCGTCGCCCAGCGCCCGCTGCCGCTTACCAGGCGGTACTGGTTATTGCCGATATTGACCGGGGTGAAGTTTGATGCGGCGTTGACATTCAGCCCGGCATCTTTCAGAGCCTGCTGCGCAGATGCGGTGTAGCGGTCCTTGAAGGTGGATTTGTCCATGCCGAACGGCATTACCACATCTCCACCATTGAATCCCTTGTATACTCCCCCTGTGGCGTACTGCGCTGCCTTCTCCACTACATCTGAGTTGGCTGCATCAGTGCGGGTCATGGTGGCATCGCCTGACTGATAAGCGATCCCTGCATAAGCGGCTTTGAAAAGGTTGTAGCTCAGCTGGCGCGCCTGTGGGTTATTGGCGAACGAGTTACCAACCTGATCGTCGAATGCGCGCTTAAGCTTATCTTCGCTCGGCAACTGGACCGGAGTAATGCCAGCATCTTTCATTGCCTTCGTCGGGTTCAGCAACTGGTCACCGGCCAGGATCACCTTCGATACGTCGTACTTGTTCATGGTCGGCTTGTAGCCAATGAACTGACTGTATGCGATGGATGGTTTTTTGTTGTCGTACTGGTTATCCGGCGTCCCCAGCAGCAGCGCGGAATAGGCTGTTGCAGCGTTGTTTGGCGCAATGGCAGACGCGACCTGGCGCATTGCGGGTGCCGATAGCGTTTCACCCATGCTCTGCAACAGGCTGATGGTCTGGTTTACGTCTTTGGTGCCGCGTACCTGCTCAGACAGGGCCGCCGCCTCTTCGCTGGAAAGGATTGGCGCGTTGATACCCAACGCGCGCAAACTCTCCTGAGAAGAGAAGCGGTTGGCAACCTCTGCCGTGATGTCATTCGGGTTATTGCTGGAAAGCGGCTTATACGCTCCGATCTCCACGGCAGCATTGAACGGGTTGTTCTGGCGCTGACTGATAACCTTCGTAGCCGCCGCCGATACCTGATCGAACAATGCGGCGCGGGATGCATAGCCCTCGCCTGTTTCTCCGGTTCCAGGTCGCAACTGGTCAACGTATGCCGTGATGCTGCTCGTCGGCATGTTGCGGAATGAGCCGATGTACTGCCCGGCTATCTGCGTGTTTTTGAACTCGGTGTACCGCAGGTTACCTTCACGCACACCGTAGGCCGCCAAGAAGTCGGTCTGCGAAGGCGCATTAGGGAAATCCACTCCGCGCATGTAGGCCGCTGTTGCGTCGCGGACCTGGCTGTCGATAGTGGTTCGATACTCCGCCTGCTGCTGCTTGCGGATTTGGTCGGCCTGGCGGAGGAAGGTTGCCTGCGCCTCCGGAGATGCAGCGTCGAATGCTGCGTTCCCGGTGTAGCGCTTGGTGCTGGTCGGAAGCTGAGACAGACCAATTGCCGCACTGACGCCAGTAGAAAGTTGCTGGTCAGTATAGGGCTGGCTGCCGTTCTCGTGATGGATGATAGCGGCGCACAGCGCTTTGAGCGTGTCAGGGTTTGATGCATCAAGCTGCTGATCTGCCGTCACGCCAAGTTGCGCGCATACCGCTTTAATGTACGCATCGGTGTTGTTATTGTCTGAAGGAGGCGCCCAGCGGTTGATGATGTCGCTGACGGTATCAATGCCCTGGCGTTGGTAAGACAGCAGATTGCGGCCAAGCGCGCGGATGCCGTGCTCAGGCGTTTCGAATTTAGCAAAGCGGCCGTCATCACCGGTTTGCCCAATCCACGGATTGGTTTTGCTGAACTCGAGGTTCCCAGGGTTGTTATTGCGGATGCCGCGGGCGCCATCACCGCTGCCACCTTCCGATACCGCACGACGGGAGCCTGTTGCCGTGTCGCTCAGCTCTCCATTGCTGTGAATGAAGTCGATAGCATTGTTGGCTGACCACTGAGACAAAGAAGCATCGGCAACCTTCTCTTTGAACTCAATCTTTTTCGCCTGAATCTGTTCCGGGCTCCAGCCATGCGCGGCGCCGTAGTCGTCGATCTGCTGGAAAGTCTGCTGGTTGTACAGCACATAGTTGGCATTATCGCCATACGCTGAGGCAGCCAGTTTCCCGTTGTTCGCCAGCGTCGCCTGAAACTGCCCCTCTTCGTAAGCGTTGAGCTGGGTGATCTCATGGCGACCGGCCTGGGAGGTGAACTGGATGCGCTGCTGCTGAGCCTGCTGCATGAATCCGGCACGGGAACCTTCCGGCAGCGTCATAGCAATCTGCTCAACCTTCGAGTCGAATTGCTGGGTGTACTCCTGCCCCTTACCGAGCGCATTTTTACCCTGCATGTTGAGCAGGCCGGTATCAGGGTTCGTCAGCAGATCGCTGGAAATCTGGCTGAGTTGCAGGGATGCATCCTGTGCCTGTGCAACATCAGCACGCTGCTTGGCCTGCGCGAATGCGCCAGCGTATTGCTCTGCGGCCTGACCAAGCACATCAGCAGTTTGCGGCGTGTTGAATGCCTGAAGTCCAGGGGACTGGAATCCCCTGCTTTCTACCTGACGACCGTTTACAGTTGGTACTGTTGGCATGATGTCTCCTTAGCGCCCCGTTCTGGTTCCGACCGCCGCGCTTATTGGCGCAGCCTTCTGGCTGAATGGGGACCAGGTTCCCCCCCCCATCTGATAAGCGCCGTATGCTTTGAGCGGAGTTGTGAGCAGCGTCTGGGTTAATGCTGCGCTGTTCGCGCTACGTGTTGCATCAGCCTGAGACTGGAAATTACTCCCCTGCACCTGATAGCCATATGCCTCACGCTGGGCGTTATTAACGGTAGTCAGAGCATCCAGCGCGCCGAATTGAGCTGTATCGCCGAAGATATCCAGCGCGTTACCTGTGGAGAGCTCTGCACCTGTCGCGCCCATCGTGGCTGCCTGGGTACCTGCTGCCTGGCGGTTACGGCGGCGAATCTCATCAGCCTGAGCATTGCCACGATTGATAGAATCCTGAGCCTGTGACTCTGCGATATCGGCATTTTTCTCGGCCACTGCTGACGTATATTTTGCCTGCTGGTTCTGGCTGTATGCGCTGGCGGCAGCGGAGGCTACCGTTACAGCAACCAGTGCGATCGCTGGACTACACATTATTTTCTCTCCATGTGGAAGCGGTGGAACGGGAGATTGTGGATGCCATATGGCTTCGGCTCTTCAATGGTGAAACCAAGCCAGTGAAGCCATACGCGAGCAACGTGGTTGCGGGCATCAACATAATTTTCAAGATACGGGTAAACGGACAGCATTGCATTGACCACTTTCCCGCACCGGCGAAGGAAGGTGCGCTGGTATTTCTCCAGCGCGTCAGTGCCTACCAGCCATGGGATTCCGCTGCCGCCGATCATTGATGCCGGGGCCACGCCGAATATGGTTACCACTTCCCCGTTTACCAGTCCGGCGCAGCAGAATGTTGACGTGCGCAGCCCGGTTTCAAGCACGCGCCGCGGACTCCATCCGTTTGTCGCCAGAAACTCTTCAACATCTGCCTGTCTGACATGTGGCAGCATGGCTTCGATGTGATCTGCAGTGGCCGGTACGATTTGAGCATTAAGCATCAGAATCCCCCTACGGCAAGGCGTGGTATTACAGCCAGAACGGAAAGCGGAAGAGGATCGAGTTGACGCACTTTAACGCGTCCGTTTTTATCCCAGTTGCTGTCGAGCTTCACCTCAACCTTGCCGGTGGCATCATCAACCGGGTCGTCGTAAAACTCGAACTCACGCTGCGGATATTCGTACCATGTTCCGCCCGGTGTGGTTGCCCAGATACCGCGGCTGGCGTTGACCACCATCGTGACGGTAGGGATGACCTGCTTTTTATCCAGCAGCGTTTCCTGGCCGTTGATATTGATGTCCAGCGTCTCGAATTCTGCGGTTATCGGCAGTCCGATATGCACCACCGCGCCAGGTGATTCCAGAGTGACAGCGCCACCAGTTACGATTTTCTGTGGCTCAACGCTGGCGTCTGAGAGGATGTTGACCGTCTGACCTTCGAGGTGTGACAGGCCGCTGAAAGTCTGGCGCGCCATCTGCCAGTTTGTCGTGGCCGCGCTGCGCAGGACTGCAGGAACGTTACGGTTAAAGCGTACTACCACCGCCGTGCTGCTGGTTACCGAAACAATATCACCACGTAACTCTTTCGCCACCACCGAGCCAGTATCAGGATTCGTTTCTGAGTACGGGAACTGGATCTGCGCGCCAACGTCCGTGTTGACGAAATAAGCCCCGCCGGTAATCGTGACTGGGTAGTCGACCTGGTAGCTCCAGTCGCCAGTTCCGCCGCTGATAGTCAGAGTGCGCGCTGAAGTGTTACGCCCGTCATAGCTCAGACCGCAGTCGACAAAGAACGCATCTTCATCACTGGTAAACAGTCGGCTGGAAAGTCGCTCGATATAACGCTTCGTCTGCCCGTTGATAGTGCGATTAACCACGAAGTAAACCGCGTCCTCGCTGCCTTCGCTGATAGAGCATGTGCTTTCGTATTTACCGGCGCTGGACTGTGGCGCCCAGGCGAAAACTTGCTGATCGCGAAGATAGGTCAGCACCAGCAGTTTTCCGTCGTCGCGGATGCAAAACGCACTGCTGTACGGCACGATACAGAATGACCAGTCGACAATGCTGCGCTTCTGGAAAAGGTGGTTTGCCAGTATCGTCAGGTCAGTTCCCTGGTACCCGTCTACGTCGAAAGAGTACGCCAGATCGCGGACCACGCTGCCCTTCTCCTGGATGAACAGCGCGATGTTTGCCACGGCGATAGGAGGCACATTGCTGGAGCCGTTGTTGCCCTGAGAGCTGAATGCAAAAGCTGATGGCGTCAGGACCTTATTCTGGTCTCCGGATATCGTATATTCACCGCCAGATGTCAGCGCGACCAGGGTGCCGACGTCAATAAGGTGACGGATCTCATTAACCTGTCGCCCGGCGTAGGTGTAGATTATGCGATCGTCATCCTGAATAGGGTTGTTCTTACCGAAGTCCTTGTAATCACCTGTACGGCTTGCCCAGATGGTTTGCGGGTACGAGGTGGAAGCGGCGAAGTAAAGACGCTGCTGATAATAGACAACAGTGCTCGGGTAACCGCTGACGCTGTTCCAGGCATAGCGCGCCCACTTGTAACTGCCATTCGCTGACCCAACTACCTGAGACGGGATATAGCTGATCACCGTGGCTGTGGCGGTTGTTCCTGCCGCTGCGGTGATACGCACAATACCGAAACCGCTGTGCAGATACTCCCACTGAATACCGGTGTCTGTTGATCCTGTTCCTCCCCAGCCATCCCACGACATCCCTTCTGTATGTGAAGGTCGTAGAGTGCCGGTCTTGCCGGCTGTATTGGCCCGGTAGTAATTGCTGTCAGCGCGTCGCACATCGTTGATAGCGGTGGTCTTGCTGGTTTCCCAGACTGGAACGGAATCAACCGCCGGCTGCTCAAGGTAAAACAGTTTTCCGACCTGCTCAGCGCCGAAGATAGCGGCGCTTGCCGTCAGTGTAATTGTGCCTGTGCTGGCGCTGGCATACACCTTGATTGACTGGTCAACGTTGATGTCTTCGAAAGGACCGTTTTTGGTGGTGACATCGACGATTTGCCAGTTGTCGTGCGCGTAGCGGCGCAGCTCTTTCGGAGGGTATGCCGGGTGTACCAGCGTAAGCACGTCGGCGCTCTGCGTGAATTTAATGCGGAACAGATCGGCTTCTGCATATGGCATCGCCAGTTCGTAAATCACATTGCTGCTGTTGAGCACATACGCGCCGTCTTTGATAACGCGCATATAGCCATCGCCGAACTCCAGCGCATAGGTCTGAACTGTCGAAAACTGGAACGGGATAAGGCGGCATTTTTTGTTTGAATATTTTGCTTCACCCACGAAGCGCGTTCCAGGTCGATTCTCCACCCCGCCATATTGCCGAACAATGAAGTTGTCGCACTTGCGCAGCGCCACCTGATACTTCGACATATCGATGCGCCCGTACAGCGACGGGCCAATCTCACCACCGGCAAAACTTGGCTGGATCCAACTGATAGCCATTATGACAACCTCGCTGCAGTAAACTCATCGATTGGCGGCTGCGGCTCCTGAGATTCGTTCTGGCTATGCGAGCCAGCGCTCAGGATGACGTTTCGGTACATGTTCAGCGCGTTGTTGCCGAGATCTGCGCTACCGGTGAGTGGCATATTGATGGCGGCCGCCAGACGCCATGAAAGCGCCTCCATGAAAATTGGATCGAACATGTTCACGTCGGTGACGCGCGCAATGTACTTCAGCCATGCTTGAGGCTGGTCGGTGTAGATCAGCTTTCCAGTGCCGTCACCGTTGGAGCCGACCTCATAATTGATGCGCATGGCAGCCGTCGGGTTACGAACACCGGGCACCATAATTTCCGTGATGCGCATGCAGTCTGTCGGGTACTGGTATGCGTATTGCCAGTCCGGCGGAGGATTATTGGTATCTGCCAGCGCCAGGCGTTTGGTGGCAAAGTTCCAGTCGAAGTCAGCCAGCGCAGCATCGCGGCACGCATCGAAATGCAGGGAGCACTGATCGGCTTCTTTGCTGGCCTCGTTCAGGCTGTTTATGCTGCGGCTGTTTCCGATATTGCTCAGCGCGCGGTTGCAGATCTCGATAACGGAGGCCATTTAATTCTCCACAATCATAGAAAAACGGGGCCGTATGGCCCCGGCGTAGCGACAATCAGATACCAAGTTCTTTTTGCCGGTCCTCAATTTTTTCTTTAAGCGTTTTCGCGCTTGTGTTGTGGTGTGGCTTATCACCGAAAATTTCTTCATAGAGCTTACGAAGAGCTTCGATGTCTTCTTCACCATCAGGAACTGGCTCACCTTCTGCCAACTTAATATTCGTTCCAAGGCGCATATCTACCTCTTTACCGTCGGCTGTTTTTGCCTTTGGGAAAGTGGTTTCAAACTCTTCACCGGCACGAATTAAGCGGTTTTCATGTGAAAGCCAGATGTCGTTTACTGCTAAATATTTAGGCATGTTCCCCTCACCTGTTAGTAAACGGTAAATCCGGATGGGTAGTTTTTACCTACATCCACACCTGAATTCGTGATGAATGCAGTAAAAGATCCAGCCGTAAGAGGGCCAGTGCCGATTGTGTACTGCACGCCAAGATATCGCTGCCCAATTGGCAATGAGTTCAGCACCGCAGGGCTCAGGGAAACCACAATAGGCTTACGACCAGCTGTTAGGTTAGCGATCGGGATATCGTCAGTTTGCGCAATGACGTTTGGGCTTGTCAGAGCGGCCGCCGCCGAAGTGATAACCTGGAAACGCACTGTCGCGGCACCAGCAGCTGCGGCAGAAACATCAACACCGAATACGGCGTTCAGTTGGTTGCCAGCTCCCATGTCACGGTTAACACCGAGATCAATGGTATTGGTTGATACAGCAGTGGCAGTTACCGCCTGGGCGGCTGATAACTGGAGTTGAGCGTCAAGAATAGTCATGGCATATCCCCTTAAGAAACCAGCGTTTCAGCGATACCCAGTTGATCAACCTGACGAACTGGGATACCCATAAAGGTAAGCTGGTTCATCTTGGTGCCAAACTGAGACAGAGCCTCCTGAATAGCCAGGGCATTGTTGGATTTCTCCAGAGCCTGGATCATCAGACCTTCCTGAATGGAACGGTTGGTATAGAAAGCAGCGCGGCCCATGCTAAAGTTTGGAATGCGAGCGATTGCACGCATCATCAGCTTGATCAGGTTGCTGCTTGCAGTTGAAGCCTGAGTGCCTGTTACGCCAACCCAGTCAGAAATATCGATGTTCGCGATACGTACGACGTAACGCCAATCCTTCACGACCAGTCCGGCATCCCACTGGAACAGGGAGCGAGCTGCCTGATACCAGTTTCCGCTGGCATCCTGAACTGATTCCTCGCCGAGATCACGCGACTTCAAACCAGCCTGAGACCCTTTAGGGAACGGACAGAAAACGGTTTGCTTACCCCACACAACAAGGTAAACAGAGGCGTTGTCAGATCCAGTGCCACCGGCCAGAATTACGTTTTGTCCATTGCCTGCGGTTGTTGAACTGTAGCGCGTCGCCAGTCCTGAGAATGTTTTAAGATCAGCGCCGACGTTACCGTTGAAGATCTTGCCGGTCATTTCCTGGTTCATCGCTTCGATGAAGGCAGACTCTTCAGAGAGACGGAACTCGGCACTGTTGTTGTTAAGTTGAAGCAACTTGGCATCAATATGGCTGCGAGATTCCAGCATTGCACATGGCTCTGTTGCCTGTGCAGTAGTTGATTTGCTTGACGGCACGCCCTGGTTATATGCGCGCCAGTAAACAGCAGGCAAGCCAGTACGAATAGTAACGACGTGACTTGTTGGCTGGTTTGCCTCAACAAAAACTACGTCCTCAAGAACGTCGTTCTGTTGGGAAAGCAGTTCAGCGATTGGGTCGATTTTACCATCTGGACTGATTCGCTTGGACCAGTCCGCCAGGGTCAGTTGACCTGTTGCAAGAGTTGCCATAATGGTTATCTCCTTACGGGTTCATGTTTGGGTACATACGTTGGGCTACGGACTGTGTCGTAGTTTTTGCTCCGGTAACCATGCCGTCTTCTGACATGGCCTTACCGATTTTGATGAAGGCCTTCACCAGTTCCGGGTGATTACCCAAACCGGTTCCCTCCAGATATTCTTTGAGCTCAGGCGTGCCAAACTGGTCCAGCGCGCGCTGAGCTGCACTCAGGTTTGATGTCAGCTTTTCGCCACCGATCTCTTTGTCAGCCTTCACGTCGGCTGCCCACTGCTCTGTTTGCGCCTGCCAGGCTTCTGCCTGACGCTGCTGCACACCGGCCAGAATTTTTGGATATGCATCCACCAGCTTCTGTGCCTGCTCATTGGTCAGGTTCAGATCGCGGGCAACCGGCTCGAAGTCCTTCAGCGCTTCGGTATCCAGCTCAACGCCTTCGCCAGCTGTAAATTCGTATTTCTCCGGCGCGCCTTCCTGCTTCTGCTCTTTTTCTTCAGCAGGCTTGTCTGCTGGCTTTTCACCATCAGCGGGTTTGTCTTCCTGAGGCTTGTCACCTTCAGTGCCAGGCTGTGGTTTATCGCCTTCTGGTTTGGCCGGGTCAGCAGCAGGTGCCGGAGCATCAGCAGCAGGTGCGGATGGCTCAGACGGTGCCGGTGCAGCGCCACCATCAGCTGGTTGCTCATTGCAAAGACGGCGATGCAGCAAACGTTCAAATAAATTCATGGTTACTCCTGTTCACTGGCCTCTGAGGCCATCTTCAGATACTGATCAGGGCAGTGCGCCATGACGCGCTGAAACAGCACCAGCGCCAGGTTGCGCTGCCCTTCGTTGAATGCTGTGATGTGCGGCTCTACGTTGAAGCAGGTGCCGAATACCTGACCTTTCTCAAGCAGTGACCAGATGACCCGGCGGCCCTGCTCGCTATCCATGACGAACTTGATGTCGTCCTTTTCGCGCTGCTCCAGATCGTGCTTCTTCCGCTCGTTCTGAATGCGCAGTTCTTCTTCGTCAAAGTCGGTCATTGCTGCGCCGCTCCTGCTGCGTTAGTGAGAGCAGTAAGCGCGCTTGGGTCAGTGGTCTGCGTCTCGCTGAGCGTCTTGGCCCCCTGCGCTGCTGCCATACCCATCTGCATGGCCTGCGCCTGCTGAGCCTGTTTGGCGCGCTCTTCGCGAATGCCCTGCACCTGTTCTTGCGGAACGATGACGGTTGGCGATACGCCTGACATTTCGGAAAACGCGTCGATAGCCTGATCCACGTCGAGCTTGTCGAGCGCTTCAGGCTTGAACTGTGCGAGCTGGCCGATAAACCCAACGGTCTGCGACAGGCTGGTGAGCCCGATAGATTTCTGCGCCTGAGCCATCACGGAGATGTACTCGATTCGCAGCGGCATGCCCTGCATAACTTCCGGCGGCGGCGGCAGCATGTTCTTTCGCGCCATGATGGAGAACACGCGATCGATAAGCGGGTTGAGAGCCTCGTCGTTCAGGCGCTCCAGCACTGGGCCGAGCATCAGCAGCTTCTCTTCCTTCATCTCGATCACCGCTTCCACCGGCATAGAGCGGGTGTTGATGTTCTGCAGCATCATGAAGAGGTCTACAAAGTAGGCGCTGTTGATGGTCTGGCGGGTGTCCTGAATGTCAGCCAGCAGGTCGGCAGTATTCGGGTTGACCAGATAAGCAGGCTTGAAGCCGTCCTGCCCGCTCAGCACGTCGAGATAGGTAACATCACCTGGCAGCAGGGAAACGCGCTGATTCTTCAGCGATGTAGGCGCAACCATCGGCGGGTTAGTGGCTTTGTCGATCAGCTGAGCTTTACGTTTCTGCTCAACCTGCAGCGCTTTAACCTGACCGAGTGCCAGCATGCCAGGACAGGAAGATGCATAAACGTCCTCGCCGTTCACTTCCCAGCGCGGCGCCAGGATCGGGAATTCATCGAACCCTGATTCACGCAGCAGTTTGTCGGAGTCGCCGCCAGTCTCGAAGTACACAGAGCGGAACGGCTTGTTCTTGCTGTCCATCTTGCCGCTGTCGCGGTTGATGTTTGGCGTGATGCAGTGGTTAACCTCTATCCACGTCTCATACGTGCCGTTATCCCACATGCCCCTAACGGACGTGCTCACGTTATCCAGGCCGAATTCCTGCACCAGCTGTCGCACGGTCATGGAGAACTGGCGGAATGAGGTGTCGACGCTGCCGCGCGGGCTATTCGCCAGGTAGTAGCTGCCAATCGGGAATGGCATTGTGCGGATCACATCCTGGTCATCTTCGAGCACGGCCATTGCGGCGGTACCGAAAGTACCCAGGCTGGCGTACATGACAGGCAGTGACTGATACAAATTCGACTTGTTGAACACTTCGTTCATGCGGCGCTGCACGACTTCCAGCCAGATTTTCACCGGGCCGTAATCCATCATGTCAGGGTCAGGCGTAGCAAGCTTGAACCACGGACGGGCCGGACTGGTGATGCCGGACATCATGCCACTGGACAGAATGCGCTGAGCCATTGAGCCGGTCGGGTCAACAATTTTGGTGTTGCGGCGATCGTCACGGTTAACGTCAGACGTCAGGAAGCGGGAACCGCGCGGATTGATAAAGTCGCTCAGGTCGCGCCAGTGCGGCTCGAACGTTGTGCGCTCATTCTTCAGCTGTGCGAGCTGCTTCAGCAACCGCTCTTTTTCGGTTTCCGCCATCTCTCAGGTCTCCGTTACTGACCGAGCAGCGTTTTACCGCTGGTGTTGGCTGCGGAGGTGTCGCCCTGGGCGCCAGTCAGCATTGTCGATTTGGTGCCTGCTGCTGCGCGGCGGCGGCGTTCTTCGTCATCGCGGGCACTGACCACAGCTGCGTCCTGCTCCTGAGGTGCGGCCTGAACTTCTGGTGCCGCTGGCACTGATGGCTTGCTGCCGATACACATAGCGATAACCTCACACACGATTAAATTATTACCAATTTAACCATATACGGATTATTTTACGTAGTGTATTGACATAATGCCGTGCAATTATTACCCTTCAGGTAACACAACATGAAAGCGCACTTCGATATCGGTTCTGTGAGGTCTTGTCGCTAAATCAAAACTGGTGAGTGCGCTTCCAGATGTGAGCAGTACGGTATATGGCACATGTGCCGCAGCGGTCCGATGGCTCCCTTGCTGTTTACGGCCAAGCGGGTAACCGGAATGTGCAAGTCAGTGTTTTCGGTATGCACGACATAGCGTTTCACCAGCGTGGCGATCAGGTGTGACACCTCGGAAGAGACGAGGATACAACGATGAGAGCATTGCAGGTTTACATGGTGGACATGATTGCCACGGAGTACGAAGCAAAGTGCAGTGCTCTCAATGTTGTGGTGAATGCGCAGGCTGATGCGCGACCGATGTATAAACAGCGCCCATGGCAAGCCGTAACCAATCGGCGCCTCAAGACAGTGTCACTGGTGGTGCGGGCGCTCCAACCAGTAAGCCGGATTCTCAGCCCGGCCACCACAACCAAATCACGTTAGGACCGTGGTAAACCGTAGTGCCCATGTAATTGCTGTGTGACTTAGTCGGTACCAGATTCATCCCGAGTTGCCGCTCGCTGGTACCGACACTTTTTTTACAGCAGAGCGCCATTCCGATGACGTTGCGCTGTAAACCCGTAACTGCCAGGGAAGGCACTCCGTTGATTATTCGCCCGGTTCGTCCGGGAATTTTTTTAAGGTGAATATTATGAGTGATAAAGATATTGAATCTGAAATTCAGGCCAAAGGCTTAACAGCGCAGCGCGTTACGCCGCAGCACATTGAAAGCCTTATCCGTTCAGAAGTTTATTTCACTGGCACTGATGGTGCTAATTCTCCTGGTGCGCGCGTTAAATCTGAATACGTTGAAGGTGAGCGCATCCTGGCACCACTCGACCTGTTAACCTTCTGCGTTCTGGTGCTTCGCAATGGCTTCACCGTAACCGGCGAGAGTGCCTGCGCCAGCCCTGAGAACTTCGACCCGGAGATAGGCCGCAAGATTGCCCGTGAAAACGCGGTTAACAAAATCTGGATGCTCGAAGGTTATCTGCTGAAGGAAAAACTAAACGAGCAATAACGCTGTGACATGTCACAATCAGCCCGCCGATGCGCGGGCTTTGTTTTACCCAAGCGCAATTTTGCGCCCATTGATTTTATTAACTATTTCCACGGATCATAATCTGTCACCGCTTTCCCCTGCTGGCTCTCCTGCCCTGGGATGCGCAGGCGCTTCGTAACCGGGAAAGCAAATGTCAGCAGCAGCGCGTCACCCTTGCCAGGCGAGCGCCCTAACCTCTCTTTGATATCTTCCTTCGGCTCAATGACGATCTTGCCGTCCACCCTGACTTTGTACTCAGCCGCCGACAGGTCATCAGCCGTTTCCTGGTCGTCCAGCGCGCCGCCGAGCTTCAGCCACGTTTTGCAACTGTTGAACATCTCTCCGCGCTTGTTGAGCATCTGTGGATCGGTCGAGCCACCGCCGAACGGGATTAGCTGCCACGTCCGGCCCCATCCGTCGCCGATGGACTTCAGCCCGGTACCGTAACCAAAGTCGATGAACACCGCGTCAGCCTGATACTGGTCCTCAAAGTCTGCGATGCGCTTCGCCATAATCAGATCGTCTGTGGTCTTGTTTCCGGTCCAGAGGACTTTGCTGTGCAGACCCTGCCGAAGATATATCACCGCGTCATCCACGCCGGAATACGCCGGGTCGACTCCGATAATCACCGGAGCGTGCGCGACCTGACCGGCGGTCACTACGCGCTTCATCGCCTCGTCAGTGAGCCCGGTCGGGATAAACTGCAGTTCTGACGCGTCAGGGAAGATCCCCCGCACACGGACCTTCACGAAGTCGCTGTCTTCGCCGTAGTCATCCACCCATTTCTGCAGCTGCTGCTTGTTGGTGCCTTCTACAGTACGGCTGTCAATCTGCGCGCACTTCCATCGGTGTTTGTATTTGCGGAAGCACTCGCGGAAACGCCCGGTGTTACGCGTCGGGTTACCGAACGCCACCCATATGATTTCGGTGTCCTCGTCCGTCAGCGCACCCTCGGCAACCTCCCACACCAGATCGGCAATGTTGGACGCTTCGTCGAATACCACGATGATGCGCTTGCGCTCGTTGTGCAGACCGGCGAACGCCTCTGTGTTGTGCTCAGACCACGGGATTGCATCAGCGCGCCAGCGTTTGTCGTGACCTGGATCGTTGCTGTACATCGCCGTTGCGGTGCAGGTGAACCACTCTTTCGTTATGGACAGGTTCGACCATTTGATGATTTCCGGCCAGGTCTTGGTGCGCAGCTGGTTGTCGGTGTTGGCGGTCACCACCACCTTGCAGTCCTCGCAGGTGTCCATTCCCCACTTAATCAGCATTGAGATGAATGCAGATTTACCGATACCGTGGCCTGATGCGCGGGCAATCATGATTGGCTGATAACGAGTTGCAGGGTTTTGCAGGTGATCGCGTATCTCACGGAATCCGTCAGCCTGCCAGTTACGCGGCCCGGTGGCATGCGCCAGCTCTGTACCCTCCTCGCCCCACGGGAACGCATACAGCGCATAGCCCAGCGGGTCATACGTGAACGAGGCGATATCCTCAACGAGCTGCTCTTCCGGCGACATGGCTGCTGCTGTCATTCTTCACCGCCAGCCTGTTTCTTAACGCGGTCACGGGCCTTGGCCATGCGGTCCGCGATAGTGACAGTGCCGGAAACCTCAAGGCGCTCTTTGAACGCGTTGACGTCGACGTGCTTACCGATGAGCTCAAGGTTCTTCACCTTGTCCGGCCATTTGATTTTTTTGAGGATGGTCTCTATCGAATCCTCGTTCATGTTCATGATGGTCGAGGAAAGGTCGAATCCGCTGAGCGTGGTACGCCAGATTTTCGGCCACTCTCGAATGGGCTTCAGACTGCCGTCGTCGTTCAGGATATCAAGCACATCCATCTGGTCGATTTCCACCAGGCGCATGAGGACGTAGTCAGCGCTAACGCGGTTTCGCTTGTTGCGTTCCTCCATCAATTCGGCGATTCGTTTCTGGATTCTTTCGTCTCGCATCATCACGCTGGCTTTGACGGCTGCCGTATTAGGCGAAAATCCTGCGTCAATCGCCGCCTGAGACTGATTTTCAGGTGTCTTAATGTAGGACTGGCAGTAAGCCTCTTGCATTGCTGTAATAGGCTTATATTGCGTTGATTTGCGTTTGTGGGTTTTTGGTGTCGCGGGCATCATTACCACCTGAGTAATTTTATTACCATGCAGGTAATACTATCACGCCCGCGCAGATGTTACATGACTGGTATCGGGTCTGGCCGCTGATTGTCAACGCGGTTCAGGAAGTGGGTCACCACGCCGTGCACCGTCGTGTCGTCCAGCGCCTCACCTTCCAGCGCCTCACCGTCAGGAGTGATCAGCGCCTTGCCCTGCACAATGGCGAACTCCGTGCGTCCGCAATACGAAATCAGCACGGCATCACCCGGATGTGGTTTATGGGAAACATTGATGATTGCGTATCCCGCTGACGTCTCGATGGTGCGGCAGTTGCCGTCGTAGCCGCACAGGCTGGTGATGGTAAGGCGGGATTCTGCGTAGTCTGCTGCCGGAGATGGAAAGCCCATGATGGAACCTCACATAAAAATACTGTACATTTAAACAGTATAATCATGTGAGGATTTAGTCAACATGCTGTGACCTGTCACAAATTACCGATATCAACTATATCGCCAGGCTCAAGCAGCGCAGTACGCTTAATGTCTTCAACGACATATGACGCGTGCTCACGGCTTAATGCGTAGATGTAGAATGAGAATTTAACACCATCAGCATCAGTAAACCCTACGTCGAAAATCTTCCAAACTTTCCCGTCAGGCATTGTGACACTTTGTTCTAGAGTGATTGAGCCTGCCACGCTACACCTCCAGTTTCGTTTCGTGCCAGCCCTGCGTTACCCAGCAGGCCGAATCACCGGCGCACGGGCAGGACTTCACCGGCAGGCTGTCACCGCACCTGCCGCACCGGTTGGCGCTGATGGCTTTGATACGTCCACGCACCCGCGCATCATCCTGGCGGATTAGCAGCGCAATGTACTCGCTCAGTTCGTATGGCTCACGACCCGGGCGACGCTCAGCGCAGTTCCGCGCCAGCATCTCCATTTCCTGCTCGTCGAGCACCAACTCCAGCTTGCGCTCACCGGCCTCCGCCTGGCGGGCGCGCTGCGCTGCTTTTCGTTCTGCTGCGGTTTTAGCCATTGCTTAGTTTCTCCCCGCACATTGAACAGCAGTTGGTTGTGTAAATACGCCCGTATGTGTGAGGGCAGGTACGCATGTAGCTGAGCAAAGTCCTGAATGCGCGCAGCTGGTAATCTTCTTTTAGCGAACGAGGAGATGACTCCAGTTCCTCGATACGGGCGATCAGTGTTTCCTGTGTTACGTTAACCATTGATCACCTTCCCGCAGCGCTTACAGTAAATACCGTGATACGCCTCTGGCCTGGTGCTGTTGATCAGCTCGATTACTGCGCTGCTACTTCCCTCAACTTCTCCAAGTTTTAAAGAAGATGGCGCTCCCCTGGTGATAGCTGGGCGATATGAGTGCCCGAACAATTTCCCGAAAATACCCTGACACTTATCCATCACCCCACCTCTCTCAATTTCAGTTCATCGGCCACGGACTCAGGCACAACCACCGGCATCGGCACGCGGATAACCAGCTTTTTGAGCCTGTCGACTTCCCCGGCCAGTTCCAGCAGGCGGGAGCGGCAATCCTCGGCTTCATCGCGCCACCATGCGACATTGGCTTTAAGGCGGCGCACGCGCCGCTGTTTGAGTTTGCTCACCATGGCAGCCACCCCATACCCTGAAGTGCGCTGATGACCAGCAGCACGAACATTACTGCGTCGAATGGGTTAGGCATCGCGCTTCTCCTTCGGCGGAGCATCCAACATGACACGCTCCATGCGGCGACCACATACCTGGCGAACCTTGCTGGCAGCCTTCTCGATTGCTAGAGCTGGCTTTCCGACCAGTGAGCACAGAATCAGGTTAGGCAGCACCACGGTGATTACGTAGCGGTTGAAGGTCACGGCTTCACCTCCTGCTGCGGTGCTGCTGACGCTGACATAGCATTAACAAGCGCATCAGGTTCCATGTTGTCGCAATGCTTCTGGAGTCTGTTGATGATTGCCTGAATAGCAAACTTAGGAACAAATTTATCCTTACCGATTTGTGGGCAGCTATCCGTTTCAAAATGAAAACGATCTACCTCCATCATCATTCCGTTTTCACCTTCAGTTGCACTGAATATGCCGAACGCTTCAATGTCGTATGCATCCGGAATCACCGGAGAGTTGCCGCTGGGCGACTCGGCAATTTTTGGCGAAGAATCCAGAGCTGGTGCGGGATGCATGGTGGTGGGCGACTCGGCGTTTTCTACACCCTGAAGCATGGCGGCTCGGCGTATCTGTAGTTCGGCCAGCGCTAGCATTACATCATCAATGACAGGCAACTCCATTTCATACAATTCAAGAGAATCCCTTGCCACACGGATAAGTACGCTCAGGCGCTCGTCTGTTAGATTGTTATTGGTCATTATTTACCTCCCTGAAGCATGGCGGCGCGCAGGTCTCTAACCTCTTCAGCAAGGCGATGCGCACAGTGCGTATAGGCTACAGCGACTCTCCTTTCGCAATTCATCGCATGGTTCAGCATTTCTCCAGCAAGGTTATCCAGCGCAGTTAGTTCCGGCACAGATACCGGCGCTGGAGGGGCGGTGTATACAGGAATAAGCCCTGCGTCTGGATTGGCCCACATCCATTCTCTGCCCATGCGCTTGTTATCAGTTTCGCCAGCACGATAGACGCTGAAATTATTGAAGGCGAACGGGTCGACATATGCCACAGGCTCCGCTTCGAGCGATGCCAGCGCGATACGCGCCAGCTCCACTACATCATCGTGCGTATAGCATTTCTCACCGCTGGCGATACCAGTAACGCGTTCTTTGGTAATAGTGCTCATGATGCCTCTCCTTTACCGGCTGCGGCCAGAGCCGATTTAGACTCATCAATGTTCCACTGCGCATCACCACAGCACAGAATCCCGCTTGAAGCTTCGTAGCCAAACGCTTCAGTGTGCTCGATAAGGCGTGTGCGCTTTGAAGATGGTGTGATAGCTCAGCAATCCGCTTCTCTGCGTCATCAAGCTCACTGGCGCTTTGTGCTCTATCCACCGCCCAGCGCTCAAGCCTTGAATTGAGTTCAGCGTTGCGGCGGTCTTTGGCTTCCAGCTCATCCAGCAGCGCCAGCACATCATCTGGCTCTAATGCTTCAATGAAAATCCGCTGAATATCCCATTCTGACGAATGTTTTGCTTTCTCCGCCGCTTCACGTAATGCGCGTTTGTCGATGTTGATCATTGGGCGGCTCCTTTCGTGAATGCTTTGACGAATGCATGGCGATCTTCATCACTGAGAAATGATTGCCTCTCATCATGCTCTCCGCCTTTGCGAAGCTGGGCGGCGAATCGTTCAGCATCAACAGCACTGCCGCAATATGCAGCGCGAGTCATGGAATCCAATTCGTCGCGGTTCTTTCTGGCGTATTCCTTCTGGCTTTCAGCAAACGACTCCACACCCTGAGCCCGCAATTCAGCCAGGAAAGCGTCGGTAGCTGGGCAGATTGTTTTTAGCTCTTCCTCACAGGCGTCTATAGAGTCATGAAAAATCTCTCCATGCTCCTCAAACAAGCGGTCGTCGGTTGCATTGGCCCAGCCCCTGGCTAAAGCCTTCAGCCCCGCATTCTCAGCAGCCAGCGCCAAGCATCTGGCTTCAAGCTCTTCATAACTCGGTTTCATCTTTACCCCCGCTTACCCGTATAAGTTATTGATTACGTTGATATCAAATAGGATCGTCGATTCAGAACACTTCGATATTCCATCCACCACCAGCCTTCTTAGGCTTCACTGTCACGCCGATAATCCGGAACGGGTACTGATCTGCTGCGACTTTGGTTTTCACCCTGGCGTCGTCGGTCCAGAAACCTTTAACCTCGTGCAGTTCCATCTCCCCGGTGGAGAGCATTACTGCGAAGTCCGGCGTGTAGAACGTGTTATCAGCCAGACGCAGCTTGATTCCTTCGAACCTGTACCAGGCTATCTCCCCGGCGTGCTTACGCAGTTCCAGGTGCTGGCAGTACGAGGATTCGGTCTTGTTCATCTGGCCTGTCTTGAGTCGACCAAGAGCCTGTAACTGCTTTCTCATGATTTACCTCTTAGGTAATTTAAATCCACATTGGAGTTAAAATCAATAGCTATGCGCATATTTTGTTACCTGCAGGGTAATTATGCAGACGTAAAAAAATGCGCTGCCGCGCCATGGCTGATGCGAACCGCTATGGGGCCTGATACCCCCTGAAACCCTGCGGTATGGTTTTGTCGGGCTCCGGTATTTCGTTAATGTCTCTTCGCTGCTGAACCGTCGGTCTTGCCCTGGACTGCTGCACGCTTCTGGCCAGCTTCTGCTGCCACTGATCGTGGTGGAATGCCTTCCCCTCTGCTTTCCAGTACGTGATGAAGTCTGCCAATTCGCAATCAGTGACCGGCTTGTTCAGGCTTATGCCCCATAGCGCAGCTCGCCTGGTGAACTGCGGACCAGGATTCCAGTTGTCGTGCATCTGGAATTTTCCAAGCTCACCCATTCCGCCCGGCGCAACGTAGCCATTCAGCATCGCGTTGTTCGCATCCGGATCTGGCTCACCGCCACCAGCGGAGTTATCCACAGGTGAATTTTGCTCTCCCCCTATGTGGGGTTTATCTTTTATATCTTCTCTTCTCTTCTCTTCTCTGGTCCGCTTTTTGTCCGCTTCTGATGCGGACGTTTTGCGGATGTTTCTCTTCCTGTCTGCGTCCTGCGCGCGACGCTTGGCAGACTGCCCGTTATGGGCTTCAAAGCGCGGCATTACTAGGCTTTCGCCATTTTCTTCGAGCCATCCGACAGCCATCATTGCCCGGGAAAATCCAGGGAAGCCGATCAGGTCATCGAGAGTGTCCGCACTGTATCCGTCAAGAAAACCGTCAACGGAGTGGACATCGAAAAGACACCATGCGGAATGTAGTCCGCCAACTATCCGCAATCTGTCCGCTTTCAATGCGGACGCCATGCGGACAACTTTTGGGTGCGTGTGCAGGTCGGCACGCATCTTGATCCAGTCACCGGCCATATAAACCTCTCATTCACAGAGTCCGTAACGAGACGAACAAACTGATGCATCCATGCTCGCTTTAACCAGGTCGTAAACCTTCCCCCCCCGACCGGTCTTGGCCCACTCGACGACTTCTGGAACGGACGGCGCGCCCATATTTCCGCGTGGGCCATAGAACCCTGACCAGTCAATGTTTTGAACATCCGGGTCAAGCCCATAAAGCAGGACATCTTTACCGAGATGTACCGGGTATTTCCTGCTGCGCTCGATGATTCCTGGTGCTGATTCTTCTTCGGAGAATCCGGCAAATTCCCTCCAATTAACCTCTCTGAACCCAAGTTGCGAGCGCATCCAAGCCTGGCTCTCTGTACCAACGCTCATCCAGTGAACCCAGCGAGAAACGAGGCGTACCTTATGCTCCCACTGGCGGTGTTTCTCAATGTGCTCCGGCCAGCGAGCGGCGGTTTCTGAAATTTCTTCTTTGTTGCACAGCACACAGTTCATGCAGCCGACGCGCGCAGCACCCTGGGTATATAAGGGGTTTGGGGCAATACCGAAATATTTATGGAGGGCGAATACATCTGCTGCTGTCCACTGATGGATAGGAAGGAAGTTGTAAAGGAATTCAGGGTCTCTCTGATCGGTGGAGAAGCGCTCGTATCCCGCACGCTTAGCTGATTCGTCACCACGAACCCCGGACCACTGGACAACGACTTCACCAGCATCCAGCAAAGGTTTGATCGCGAAATCGAATGCAACCTGAATTTTCAACTCGTCTGTGCAGAATCGGTTGCGCAGCATAGGGAACATCCCATGCAGTAACGCAGCGTCCAGGAAGCTGTTTCCGCTTGGATGGAGAACTGAAAGAGCCGCCTCTAAAGGTGTGTCAAATTCAATGCCCCAACGCTCAGCCGTTTTCTGCCATGCGCGACCAAATGGAGTATCTGACCGTGACAATGAAGGCATGATGACGCCACGATAAGCCCCACTGCGTATCGCCTGACGCTTGCTCCAGCTTTTGGTTAATGACGCACGGCGAGCATCAAATTCTACCTGCGTATAAATACGCTTCACCATCTGCACTGGCTTGCAGCCAATGTATTGATGAATATTGCGAGCATAGTCAATAGTTAATTCATGTTCATTGTCTGTGTCAGCCATCACGTTTTGTACGCGGTCGCCGAACAGGTGATGTGCGACAATGGCTGTCGTCGTGCTGTCTTTACCAGCAGAAAAATTAACGATGATTTTGTGGTCTTCAGGGATCCTGAACTCATCGACGTAACGCTGGTAAGAGGATTCGATTTCTTTAATCTTCTGGCCAATATCTGTTGGCACGATAATCATTGCTGCGTCGCTCATTGAGCTGTCTCCCTGGCTAATTTGTTTATTTTCATTTTCTCTGAACGCAGTTGCTGCTGACGGCGAGCCCGCTCGTTGTTGCACTTAACGCATTCACCACTAAGGGTGTAGCGCTCACTGTCATGCCCATGAATGCACTTCTTGCCGGTGTAGAATCTGGCGAGGCCCATTTCGAGAGCTTCACGCTGTGTTAATCGCTTCATTTGCACCTCTCTTTGAAATTTATCTTTGGTAATTTTGTGCGATGGCTGAAAAAAGGTCAACCATATTCGGATCATTATTACCTGAGAGGACTGAATAGATATGAAAAGACCGCCAGAAGGCGGCCTGATGGGGGTTTGAAAGAGGTTTTATTCGTAGAAGAAGATAGCCAGTTCCGGCTTTGTTCTGACCCAGCCGCGTTGTTTGCATGCCTTAAACAGCCCATTCATCAATGTCTTACCGGGCATTTTACGGCGGCCTGTCAGATGAGTCTGGATGTAGTGGCTGGTCGTTCCGGCCTCGTCAGCAAAGGCATTTCGCTCATCAGGAGTGAGTTGCAACCAGTGTTTTTTGAAGTCGAATTTTTCGTTCTCGCTCATAGCTATTGCCTGATATTAATTTCAGATAACAAATATTCACCCAGAAGGTAATAAAAATCAAGGTTTGTTACCTGTGAGGTGCATTTACCTGTGAGGTAAATTCGCTTTTAATTGCATCACTAACTAATTCATATATGAGGCGATTCACCAGAGCATGAAAAGTATTCAGGATATCCGCAGGCAGAATATTAACGATATCATCGACCGTGACTTTAACGGGGTGCAGACTCGTCTGGCGGAAAAACTGGGAACTCAGGCCAACCTGGTGAACCGCTGGGCCCGCGGGCAGAAGGTTGTCGGCGACACGGTGGCGCGCAAGATTGAGAAGGCGGCGAACAAGCCGTCGAACTGGCTGGACGTCGACCACTCATTATCCGCTGTCGCCATCCACCAGGAGGAGATCACCGCCTCCGATATCGGCCAGCTGGCGGCGCATAACCTCGAGGCGTGGATGCAGAACAACCGCGACCTGTCCTCTCAGGGCAAACTATCGAAAGCGTCCGGAGTTGCCCAGGCGACAATCAACCGCATGCTGAACAATGAGGTTAGCGTATCCATCTCCACCCTGGAGGCGATCGCCAGCGCGTTCGGGCGCCGCGGTTATGAGTTGCTCATCCATCCACGCGACCCGGCGACCATCCATTACGACCGGGCCCGCTACGCATTGTTACCTGAGAGCGAGAAAAGCAAGATTGAGAGCTACGTCGATTTTGTGATTGTTCATAACGGTAAAACGCAAGAGTAAAACCATATATTTCAAATACTAAGCCGCCATTGAGCGGCTTTTTTATTGCCTGTAAAATTACCTCACGGGTAATTTTTTATAATCATACCTATTGACTTCAAACCACATAAGGATAATTATTACCTCAACGGTAACACTGAGGTAACGAATTATGCAGTGGAAAATCATCAACGGTTGGTACTGCGTTACGGCGTGCGGGCTGATGAGCACCAAGTGCCGCACTCTGCATGAGGCCATCAACTGGGCGTTTGTCACCAAGATGGCAGTCAAAACTGAAATGGATATGGGGGTGAGCAAGTGAGTGAATTAGCAATCATCGAAATCGCGCCGGACCTGGCGCCAAGCATTTACGTCGAAAACGGTCTGGAAAAGTTTCTCGAGCAGATTCGTGATGGCGTTAAAGAGGTTCCTGACCTGAGCACCGCCAAAGGCCGCGCCCGTATCGCATCACTGGCCGCCCAGGTATCACGCAGCAAAACTGCCGTTGAAAAGCCGGGCCGTGATTACCTGAAACGCCTCAAGGAACAGCCGAAAGTGGTTGAGGCCGAATTGCGCCGGTTTGTCACCGAATGTGACCAACTTCGCGATGAAGTTCGCCGCCCACTTACCGAGTGGGAAGACGCTGAAAAGGCACGTACCGAAGCACTGCAGCAGCGCCTTATGGATTTGCGCGAACTGGCTGAAGTGATCGACACCACCGGAAATTACCTGCCATCCACTGATATTCAGGCTCGCATTCTGGAAGCTAAATCCGTGGTGCTGGACGAAAGCTGGCAGGAGCGCACAGCCGAGGCTGGCGTTGCGAAAGACTCAACCATCCAGCAACTGGAAGCGTCGCTGGCAGTAGCACAAAAGCGCGAGCACGAAGCCGCTGAGCTTGAGCGCCTGCGCAAAGAAGCTGAAGAAAAAGCACGTCTCGAACGTGAAGAAGCAATCCGCCGCGAAGCAGCAGAACAGGCCAAGCGTGATGCAGAAGCAAAAGCACGGGCCGAGATTGATGCTGCTGCACGCCGTGAAGCTGAAGCCCGAGCTGCAACTGAACGCGCAGAGCGCGAAAAAATTGAAGCCCAGCAGAAAGCAGAGCGTGAAGCAAAAGTTGCTGCGGAAAAAGCGGAGCAGGAAAAGAAAGACGCTATCGCAGCTGAGCGCCGCCGTCAGGAAGACGCGGAAGCCGCTCGTTTGGCAGAACAGAAACGCGTAGCCGATGAAGAAGAGCGCCGTGCAGCTGACAAAGAGCATCGCCGCACCATCAACCGTCAGGCCATCACAGACCTGATTGAAATCGGTCTTCCGCAGGAAATGGCAGAGAAAGCTCTGATTGCCATCGCCAGCGGGAAGGTATCTGCAGTCTCCATCAAGTACTGAGGTGGGTATGAACATCCAGCAGATTAATAACCTGAAAAAAATCATGACCAGTATCGACAGCGACTACCAGCTGAGCCAAATGCACTATGAGCGCCAGGTAGAGCTGATCGACGCCATTAAGCATCACCAGCTGCAGAAACCTTTCTACGAGCTGGAGCGCAAGGGTGTGCGCACCGAGATTCTGGAAGAGCTGATGATGAGCCCGGAGTTTGAAGAGGCACTCGCAGCGTACCAGGCCGCGCTCACCAGCATCATCGCGAAGTGGGATTTGGCTGACCAACTGGACACGGCGAGGAGCGCGGCATGAAGCCAGGAATTTACTTCGACATCAGCAACGAGGATTACCACGCCGGCGACGGCGTGAGTAAGTCGCAGCTGGATATGGTTTCGCTTAGCCCGGCCCTGCTGCAGTGGCAGAAATCAGCGCCGGTCGACACCGAAAAGTTGAAGGCGCTGGACATGGGAACCGCTCTGCACTGCCTGCTGCTGGAGCCGGATGAGTTTGATAAGCGCTTCATTGTGGCGCCGCAGTTCAACCGCAGGACGAATAAGGGAAAGGCAGATGAAGAGGCTTTCCTGAAAGACGTTGAAGGCCTGGGAATGACCGTGATGGATGCAGAGGAAGGAAGAAAACTCCTGCTGATGCGTGACAGTGCCATGGCTCACCCAGCGTCAAGGTGGTTGCTGGAGGCGGAAGGCCATAACGAGGCATCGATTTACTGGAATGACAAAGAAACAAGTGAGCTTTGCAGGATCCGCCCTGACCGGTTTCTAAAAAATCATTCAGTGATTGTTGATGTGAAAAAGACAGCAGACATATCGCGATTCGGAACTCACGTCGAAGAGTTTCGGTACCACGTGCAAGACGTTATGTACAGCGATGGCTTCCATCAACAGTTTGGTGAGCGTCCTCTGTTTGTGTTCATCGTCGTTAGCGAAACGATCGACTGCGGCCGTTATCCGGTAAGAGTTTTTGAGCTTGAAGAGGCCGACAAAGACGATGGCTTCAAACTTTATCGCAGAGATTTGGTTACGTACCACGAAGCGCGCATTAGCGGTGACTGGGGCGGAATCGAAAAAATAACACGCCCAGCATGGGCAAAACGAAAGGATATGTACGTATGAGCAACGACATCGCAATCACATCGCAGCCTGGCGCTACCGTCGGTACCGCCGCGGCAATCTTCAGCCCTGAGGGCATGGACCGCCTGGTGCGTTTCGCAACCCTGATGGCTGACAGTAAGGCCACCGTTCCGGCGCACCTTGCAGGAAAGCCTGCTGACTGCCTGGCTGTGACCATGCAGGCGGCGCAGTGGGGCATGAACCCGTTCGCTGTGGCGCAGAAAACACATGTGGTAAACGGCACGCTGGGCTATGAAGCGCAGCTGGTGAACGCAGTTGTGTCTTCCTCCAATCTGCTGGCTACCCGCCTGAATTATCGCTGGGATGGTGACTGGTCGAAAGTTAACGGGAAAACCGACAAATCGCCGAGCCTGACCGTAACCGTGTGGGCGACCCTCAAAGGCGAATCAGAACCGCGCGAGCTGACGATCAGCATGGCGCAGGCAGGTGTACGTAATTCCCCTCTCTGGGAGCAGGACCCTCGCCAGCAACTCGCATACCTCTGCGTTAAGCGCTGGGCGCGACTGAATGCTCCAGACGTCCTTCTTGGTGTGTATACCCCTGACGAATTGCAGGAGACGTCGCCGCGCGTTGAGCGAGATATCACGCCAACACCAGCCACTGCATCAGGCATGAACAAGCTGATCAACACGAAGCCTGAGCAGCACCAGGAAGAGAAATCAAAGAACAGTGATGATCGCGACCCGGAAGAAATTCTGTGCGCCTTCACTGACGCAGCGATGAACTACAACACGCTGAAGGACCTGGACAACGCCTACAAATACGTTGCCAAAAAGCTCGCCAACGATGATGAACGCCTGGCTAAAGCCACAGACGTTTACACCATCCGTCGCGATGAGCTGAACGAAGTCCCTATGTAATCACCACCGTGGCGCCACGGCGCCACACCTGCAACCAAGAGAGGATTTATGAAAGGTGCATTTGGTAAGAAGGAACTCCTGGCGGTGGTGCCACTGTCATGGAGCACGATTGACCGCCTGGAACAGGCCGGAGAATTCCCGTCCCGTTTCTGGATCACCGATCGCCGCTGCGCGTGGGACCAGAGCGAAGTTGAAGCCTGGCTGGATAAACGTAAGGCGGCAAGCCCGGCGACGTTCACCGGAAAAAAGCCGCCAGTTGACCGCCGCGTGTATCGCCCGGTAAGTGCAGCAGCATGACGGCGCTGAAGAAGCATATCGGCAGATGGTCAGATGTGTACCTGTATCTGGCCGTGGTCGCCTACCTGATGTGGCTGGCGGCGGTAATCAGTTGAGAGGTCTGGATCAAATGAAAAAGACGAAACTTGAGCGCTATCACGAAGACTACGTTTCGCAGCGCCGTGTTGAAAGAGTGGTGGCAGTAACCCCGGAAGCAATGGAGATCGAAAGTCGGGCCATTGCTCGCGAGCGCCTTGGCCATTATCGCATCGCGGCCCGCCTGTGGCTCCAGTGTCTGGATGCGGCTGTTGGTGAAGTGGAGCGCGCCCGCATCGCGGTACGCCGCCAGCAATGCATCACCAAAGGTAACCGCACTCCGCACCTGGACTACAGCGGGATCGGATGTCGCGGGGTTGTGTATGACTAACCCCCACGACAACATCCGCGTCGGAAGTATCACACTGGTTTATTCATCACTGCGCCGCGGGTGGCTGGCACCCGGCGGACAGGTTATCAGAAACCCATTTAAGGCTCAGCGACTGGCTGAGCTGATTAACAGCAACAGGAGCAGGAAATGAAAATAACCATAGATCGCCGCGGTCGTCGTGGAACTGCGGTTCTTGAAGGTGGAATATCGGGTAAACATAAGGGCGGTTGGTGGTTGGTTCCTTCCTACTCAAATAAGTGGGGTGGGCAGGATTACGATTGGGATAACGCTCTACCAACCTGTTATAAAACACAAAGAGAAGCGCTAAATGCTCGTAAAGAAATGCGTTCTCAGAGGGTTCTTCCATGAACGGTAAATACTCTCTTATCTACGCTGATCCTCCTTGGCTGTATGGGAATACGATCAGCAATGGAGCAGCTGAAGACCATTACGACACAATGAAGCTTATCGACATCAAGCGCCTTCCTGTTTGGGATATTGCTGCTGAAAACTCTGTTCTGGCGATGTGGTATACCGGCACGCATAACCAGGAAGCTATCGAGCTGGCTGAGGCTTGGGGATTCAGTGTGCGCACAATGAAGGGATTCACATGGGTTAAATTAAACAAGCTCGCAGAAAATCACATCAACAAAGCTTTGGAATCTGGTCAGGTGCAGGACTTCTATGACGTGCTTGAGTTACTTAACGACCAGACACGGATGAACGGCGGCAACTACACGCGAGCAAATACAGAGGACGTGTTGATAGCAGTTCGTGGTTCAGGAATTGAACGTGCAAACTCAGCCATTAAGCAGGTTGTTTACAGCCCATTAGGTGTGCACAGCCAAAAACCATGGGAAGTACGTCACCGTCTTGAGCTTCTTTATGGCGACGTGCCACGGATTGAGCTGTTCAGCCGATGCGCCGCGCCTGGATGGGATCACTGGGGAAATCAATGCCCATCATCAGCAGTGCAGTTGCACCCTGGATACGCGCTGGATATCGCCGGGCTAACGCGGGCATTCGCAAATGCTCCGCTGTCACCTACAGACAACCAGGGCCGGGAGCGTGCAGCATGAGTGTGTATCAACGCATTAATGGCGCTGACTGGCGCAATATCTTCGTCGTCGGCGATCTACATGGGTGCTACACGCTGCTGATGAATGAACTCGAAAAGGTTTCCTTCGACCCTGCGCGTGATTTGCTGATTTCGGTTGGTGACCTTATTGACCGCGGCGCGGAAAACGTCGAATGTCTAGATCTGATCACTATGCCCTGGTTCAGGGCGGTGCGCGGAAACCATGAGCAGATGATGATTGATGGTCTTTCGGAATATGGAAACGTCAATCACTGGCTGGTAAATGGTGGCGGCTGGTTCTTCAATCTCGACTATGACAAAGAGGTGCTGGCTAAGGCTCTGGTCTACAAAGCAGCTGATCTGCCACTTATCATCGAACTGGTTACCGGTGATAAGAAGTTCGTCATCTGCCACGCAGACTACCCGCACAACGAATACGCATTCGATAAGCCAGTACAAGAAGAAATGGTGATCTGGAATAGAGAGAGAGTTAGCGACGCGCAGGACGGTATTTTCTCGGAGATAACCGGTGCCGATCTGTTCATCTTCGGTCACACACCAGCGCACCAGCCACTGGTGTATGCAAACCAGATGTACATCGACACCGGGGCGGTGTTCTGCGGAAATCTGACGCTTACCAAAGTCCAGGAAGGATAAAATTATTTATTACTGTCTTCCATCCACCTCTCAAACTTCGACGGGGAGAACTGCACCAGATCGTTGTGCTCCCCGTTAATCCAGGCATCAACCATATCAGCCCACTGCTGCAACATATAGGCACGCTGCCGGGCATACTCCGCTTTGTTGTACACCGCGCGCACGCCCTTCTGCTCATGCGCCTGCGCCTTCTCTATCCAGTCTGACGGGTAATCCGCTTCGTGCAGCAGAGTGCTGGCCGTGCGGCGCAGGTCATGCACCGTGAAGTCCTGAATTTTCTCGCCGTCCTTGTTTATGGTCTCCACGGTCCGGTTTATCAGTGAATTCAGCGCGGCGTTCGATAATGGTTTGCGGAAGTTGTAGCGCCCTGGCACCAGGTATTCACTTCCACCAGCGCACATCTGCAGGCCGACCAGCAGATCCTGCGCCTGCTTTGGCAGATAAATCACATGCGCTCGCCCGGCCTTCATCCGGTCGGCGGGGATCGTCCATGTCCACTTTTTGAAATCGACCTCCGCCCACGTCGCGTAAGTGAATTCGCTTTTTCGCACAAGCGTCAGCAGTACCAGCTTGAGCGCCATCTTCATTGTGCCCATCGCGCCGATGTCATCCAGCGCGCGGAAGAATAATCCAATTTCATCAGGTGACAGCGTGCGCTCGCGAGGCTTAAACATAGCGATCGATGATGGCTTTATGTCGGCCGCCGGGTTAAAAAGGCCGTGCCCTCTGTCATTTGCATACCGGTACACGCTGCTGATTATCTCCCTGACCTGAATAGCAGTCGCCCGCCCGCCACGCTCGACGATGCGATCGCACAGGTCGCGAACCACTCTGGTGGTGATCTCAGTCATCATCTTGTTGCCGAGCGCCGGCATGATATCCCGGTCTATCACCGCCTGCTTCATGGCGCGGGTGCTATCTGCCAGGGTGACGTGCTTCATGTAGGCGTCGGTATATACCGCGAATGTTTCGGCCCCTGCTATCTGCCTGATACCGTCACGTTTCGTCGCAGCTGGCGACTGGCCTGCCTTCAGCAGCTTTTTAGCGGCAATGAGTTCCTCGCGCGCTTCCGCCAGGCTGATACCGTCACGACCGTACTGGCCGATCACCAGTGTTTCCCGGCGGCCGTTAATGCGGTAGTCGTAGCGGAACGAGACAGAGCCTGACGTGAGAACGGCGACATACAGCCCGTCACGGTCGGTTACTTTGTACAGTTTCTCCTGCGGCTTCAGGTTTTTCAGTTTGGTATCGGTAAGCACAATTCACCCGTAATGCATCCATGTTTTTGTCGGTACGAGAGTATACCTTTCGGGTAATACCGTCACCTGTACCGTCGAAAAATGTGGTGTAGAGTGAATAGATATGAGTAGATATAAACAAAAACCCTCTGCAATTACAGAGGGTTATAGGATTATTTGAATAGGTATGATTAGCTAAAATCTAGCTATACATCATTCCCACTCAATCGTAGCCGGTGGCTTACCGCTGATGTCATACACCACGCGGGAAATACCGTTCACTTCGTTGATGATGCGGTTAGACACGCGCCCTAAGAAGTCATACGGCAGGTGCGCCCAGTGCGCGGTCATGAAGTCGATGGTTTCCACCGCACGCAGGGAAACAACCCAGTCGTACTTACGGCCATCGCCCATCACACCGACGGAGCGAACCGGCAGGAACACGGTGAACGCCT